CGTCAATGTCACATGCTTCCGAAAAGCACTCAGATTAGTGTCTAACGTGTTGAGATTCTGTTCGAGCAAAACAGCCCAAGCATAAAACATGATAAAACAATTCGTGAGAGAATTCAGGATTGTTGTGAAGAAATGACCAGATGGGTTCCCATGCGAGGATTGCATGACAAACCCATCGTACAAAAAGTACGAATTGGTCGATTCCACACAAGAAGCCATAATTGCCGCACGATACTCAGGCTTATAACACTCCGCGACACGACGATACACCTCCGTTGTAAAAGACAGAGGCAACGAGTTGTCGAAGTTTGAATAGTCCAGCGCGCTCGAAAACGGGCGCGACAAATGAGAATGGACCATCTCACTCCACTCAGCAGTGGTATGGGATATACCCACTCCATGCATCCATTCAGATCGATGGGACTTATAGGCGTTGTAAAACGGCCCCAAAAGTCGACGGTCAGCTAAGACCTTCTCAACAGGACAGGCTGAAAACAAACGAGTTTTGTTAAGCAAAACCCGCTCAAGATCACGACGTTCATCCTTAAGGGATGATTTGAACAAAGAAGGGTTTGCAACTCCCTGAATGAGATTCTCCCAGTGGGCCTCCAAGACTTTTTGCAAATTAGCCTTGGGACGGTAGTACTTTCCTTGCGGTGTATCCATCGTATCAAACAACCACTCCTTTGCTGGTCCTTTCGAATCAGTAGGTCTCATTGTAGTCCAGGGCAACCCTGGAGATGAATCCAAAGAAAGCTGCTTCATTGCATCCACGCCATCGCACGCTTGATCCCAATTAAGGGGTTCAAGATTCCGGACAGTGGACAACATTGAAGACAACATTCGAGATGCAGATTCTAAATGAGCGGGGTGGTAAACACCCTCCTTTCCTGTCTTCTTCTCAAGAGCCTTAACAAAAGCTGCTTTATTCAGTCGAGCAGGCGCTGTAGCACAAGGATGTCCAAACAGGTTGCTATTCTCTTGCTGCAGAGTACTCGGAACAATTCCAGTAGGGGGAATAAACCTCACTTGTGGTGAGGAATTTATCCATTTTCCTGAACATATTGTTCCATTCCTCTCAGCAAAAGGAGCAACCTCATGGTCATCCTCATTCACCAACGGCTCACTTGCAAAGCCTTGACACCGGGCAATGGTCAACTCTTCAACCAGTTTTCTTGTAACTGGCTGAAAGTTACCGACATTTGCATCACCAGACACATACAACCCTGAGATTCTCAATTGGCCATTCTCAATAACCAAAAGCAGACTTCCACAATCGCCCATTTTTAGAAATGTATCAGGGACGACAAAAACATCCGTTCGTAACTTGCTATCTGCAGCCTGAGACAACACGTCCTTTTCCAACGATGTGATGCGAGATGACACAAACACGAAGTTCATGTCTGCTTCTTCACCGTCAAAATTGGTTGTTGGCTTAGCTATCAAGCAAGGGGCAGCGACCTTTTTGTAATCAAACGTAAAAGGATCGTTTACAAACGCTCCAGCTATCTTTCGAAGACCTGGCATGTTTCTGAAGTGCACCGTCATCAAATCAACTCGGTCATCCCGAAACGGATCAACCTTAGGCAAATCGCAAGGAAAAACAATTGCACTTTTGGGCACAACTTCCTTACGGAGAACCCCCTTACACACATAGTGAAAGGTAAAGTTCTCATTGTTTCTGTCTGCAACCGGAATCAAATGAGATGGTAACAAAACACGTCCAGCTGCAATGACAACTCCGTACATACGCATTTTCTGACCACTTGGGCGTTCATAACGCACATAGACAATATGGTTTGAGATTCTATCCAAGTCTTCACCAAACTGAGTGTCTGTGAAGTCAATAGATTCGTTCGTCGCAACATCCACTACCATACGGTTCTTGAAACCGTACCTCTTCGAATTCCCAGGACCCTGTCTTCCAGTTCCTTTCTTTCCACGTCCATGCTTCTGATAAATCGAAGCCTTCCACGACTGGAACTCAGCAGGATTGTACTGATCAGAATCGTAGTCATAATGCTCACCCATATATTGAAGCGTCTTTCGACCCTTCCCATAGGGGTGTGCCTTGTACTTTCCAGCACCACGATCTTTGTGGTCTTGTTCACGCTCGTTGATGAATGCTTGAAACGCATCTTCGTCATCGAGAATGTCATAAGTGACATGATTTCGAAATATCACTCTCTTGAAAAGTTTGACTAGCCATCCAATGGT